AGGAATCTACATCACGCTTCTGCCATGCTCACCTCACTATTACCCAGTCTTATGGTAACGAGTGTTCGTCAAGCTTCAATCCACAACCACAACACCTTTTCAATTGGTCACGACAATTCTAATGACGAATCAATATCCTATCTAAGAGGGTTACACGGGATATATGAGTTGGGTGCTAGTCACATTATGATACCAAACAAGAGTACACTATATGACTTCCTCGACTCATTCTCTGGGCCTTTCCGAAAAACACTGAATATCAATATGTCGGGGTTTGTATTGGACGAAGAGTTTGTTGAACTAGCAAAGAAATATAACGTGGCATTTCAGTCTCACTATGGCAGTATCGACACCGCCATTCCTTTATTGGTAAACTATGTAAATGCTAATACTAAAATACTTCCCAATAGTCTTGGCGTATTACCGGATAACTTCTATAAGACTACGCTGAAGTATGGTCAGATGATGGTAGAACACGAGTGGTGGGACAATCCTCGTTACATAGATGACGATATCTCATTTGTAGATGGACAATACATACTAAATAGGCAAAGAGAACCACAGATAGATATACCGGCCGGTTTTGACACAACGCCATTCTTTCAGGATACAAAGATCAATTACGAACAGTTAAGGGGGCATTTAAGTGTTATTAGTAAACGGGTGTAGTTTCACCATGGGTGATGAGTTGGAGGGATGTGAGTCAGTTCCAATGGATCACTGGCCTCTTACATGGGCATATCAACTCGCTAGAAAGTTAGATACGGTAGAGGATAACATTGCAAACTGCGGCAGCGGTAACGATAAGATATTTCGTGACACAGTAGACTATCTGGTAAAACATGCAAAGGATCGTGATGTCACAGATGTCATGGTCTTATGGTCTGATCCTATACGAAAGGAAACTCTACTCGAAGTGCCTGATCTCAGTCTTGATGAGATGGAAGTCTATCCGCACATTTCCATGACCCAATGGCATGAACGTCGAAACAATGATGTTGCAGTATCCATGTCCCCAGATCTGGCTAGGATTCACTGCAACGATGCCATCTACAACTATCACAACACCTTCAAACGTAGACCAAGATTGATTACTGCGCTGAGGTCTTCCTTTGGTACAGGTCTCACCCACACGTTATCAAAGATGGTTACTATGCAGGCTATCTGTGACGGTATGGGAATCAGAGTCATGCAGGGAGTGTTTCACTCCCACATACGGACAGAATGGTTAAAACTAAATACTAAGATCAAGAACGGTGATACAAGTCAACAGGTGCAAGCTTGGCGTGCTTGGGTGAATGATAGTATTCAGTTGCTTCGACCAGAGTGTAAGATTGGTATTGGTGAATACGATATGACTCTAAAAGAATTTCAACAAGACAGACCTTGGCATCCGGGCGGTCATCCAGACGCACAAGCCCACGCCGAGTTTGCGGAATATCTCTTTTATCTCAATCAACAAATACGTGAAAATGATAACTCGTGACGTTATAAAAAACAACATTCTTATAGATGAATTGACTAAGACTGAGTTCTGTGAGATCATCAATCAGTTCAAACATCTATTGATACAAAACGGTGTGAGGAAAGGTGAGGTCACTACCATCATTATGCCTCAGAACGGTGCTTCTCAACTGGCTGCGATGTTTGCGTGTCTAGAACTAGGACTACCGTTGTGGGTAATTCCCGATACACTGTGGGCTGGCGTTGAGGAAACTTTTGATGAAAAAGATCTTGACAAGTTACCTGTTAATAGGATAGAATACTTTGATGAGGCTTCGCGGAGGTTTCACAATAAGTATTTTGAACACAACCCAGCATACAAGATCTACATGGATGGATCGACAACCATTCGCAACATCATAGACGCGGCCAACCTCCCGTCAGATGTGGATGATATCCAACCGTGGACAGTCAGTCCAGATGACTGTGCATTCGTCCGTAGTGACAAGTTCTGGAGACGAGAAGAGAATCCATTTGATGGTATGCAGATAACTCACGAACAGTGCCTTACCAGTGCACAGACTTTTGAGTGTTACTACAGTGATAGGGTGACCGGATACGGACTGTCGTATCATCACCAAAATGCGTTTGAACGGAACATCCTACCCGCACTGATGAGTGCCAAGGCTGTTAACTCTCTGCGCCTTGCGTCTCCAACCTTGTTTGGAGAATACATCTCACGATTGTCCGTGAAGCGATATCTACCCAGACTGATGAAGCAACAGTCCATCTATGCACTGGAAGATGATACCATGGAGATGATCGCAGAATGCATGTTGGAATGGGGTCAATGCTTCATCGAAGAACTCTGGATCGCTCCTCATGAAAATAAGACCCACAATGATACTCATTATGAATGGGAAGAAGAACTGAACATGAAGTTCTTTGGTACACGGTTCATCGGGGAAGATCAGAAAGGAATACCAAAAAAAGTTTGAAAAAAGACTTGACATTCTCTGATACAGGGTGTATAATACTTGTATTGAAAATGAGAAAGGAAATCTTATGTCACAAATCACTAACTTCGTCGCTCTTCGCAACAACCCTGCCCTTGTTGAGTTCCGCAACTATATCCTGTCATTCTATGGTTATGACGGTTTGTACCCCGAAGAAGGGTTCAATGTTGCTGCCTGTGAGGAAGCCATTCAGGAATATCTGAAGGTCTGCTCTAAAAAGTATGCCAAGTGGGAGTGGGGTGGCGGTGATAGCATAGACCGCGAGCGTGTCATCACTTGTTTTGAAATGAAAAAAAGTGAAAAAAAGGGTTGACAAACCCTGTCGCATAGTCTATAATACTTGTATTGAGAATGAGAAAGGAACTGAGAAATGGCCTACGTTAGTCAAGAAATGAAGAAAGAACTTGCCCCTGCTATCAAGGCGTTGGCAAAAGAATATGGTTACAAAGTATCTTTGGGTGTCCAACACCACATGACTTTGGTTGCCAAGATTAAAGGTGCGGAAGACATCCTTGAAGAGTACTGTGAAGTTCAAATGGAACCTCAGAAAGTCCTAGAGAGGGAATGCAGGCACTATAAGTTTGACCCTGTTGAGGTTATGGCTGACGCTTCTAAGTGGGGTCACAGGGTGAACGAATACTGGATTAGTGAGAACTATGGGCCGAAAGGAACTGAGTTCTTGACTAAGATGAAGTCTGCAATGGAAGGGCCTGATTTCTTCTGTGAAGATGACAGCATGACCGACTACTTCCACAGAAGTCACTACATTGAAATGAGTTTATACGCATGAGAGAGTGGGGTCGATTGGAATGGTTAATCGCGGGGTTGTGGATTCTAGCCCCGCTGTCAATACTTTACATCAACGGGATAATTTGATGACAAAAGAAATCACCACCGAAGACTTTTTCTTCGACATTCTGGACGCTCTACGTGAGTCGGGTCAGATGAATATGTTTGGTGCCCCTCGTTATTTGACCGAAGAGTTCGGTCTGGAAAAGAACAAAGCTCGTGCTGTCGTTAAGGCATGGATGGCTCGTAAGGAATGACTACATAATGATTAGCGAAAAAGAAATATTTCTTGAAGAAATTCTCAAGAAGAAAAGTGCGATAGAGGAATACATCAAAGTCGCAGAAGGAAAACTTGAGGAAGCTGAACTGGAAAAGGATGAAGAGGGGGTCGCAACTGCGACTTTTCTCGTTGCGGAATATGAGACAATGTTAGAAGAATTTTGTAAATATTATCGCATTTAGAGATCCTTTCACGTATACATAATAACATAAGAGGACTTTATGCAGAAAGAAGTTTTTGAAATCTTTGAAGATTTCCAGAAATTGAGTAACCGAAAAGACAAGATTGCCTTTCTACAAGAACAAGGCAATACGGTTCCAGCGGTGAAAGACGTAGTTCGAGGCTGTTTTGATGAACGTCTCAAATTTGCCCTACCTGAAGGCAAACCGCCTTACACCCCCAATAGACCAGAGTCTGTACCTAGTAGCCTATTGATGCTTCATCGTGAGTTCGGTGACTATGTCGAAGGTACTAATCGAAATAAACGATTGGGTAAAGTTAAAACGGAAACCCGATTCATTCAGTTATTGGAGAGTATCCACGCAGAGGACGCATTGATCGTACTTGCAATGAAGGATAAGAAATCTCCAGTCAAAGGTTTGACCAAAAAGATTGTAGAGGAGGCATTTCCTAACCTACTATCTTAACTTCGTTATGTTATTTCAATAATAACAGGAGCGCATTTATGCCGAAAAACCAAATAGAGAGATTGAAGAACGACAGCCGTGAACTTGATAATTACATTCACCGTCTCAAGAAAAAAGGCCGAGACAATCTTGCTCATAAATTAACGGTAAAGAAAGCGTTCATTAATCAAACTATTGCCGATTACGAACAACTAAGTCTAGTATAGATAAGGTAGGTGATTATATCTCGTGGGGGCGTTCATCGCCCCCTCGTCACTTCTGGAGAATGAAAATATGCCCTTTTATACAATTGTAAACAAAGAGACTGGTGAGGAAGAAGAATGTATGTGCTCCTACTCCCGTCTACAAAAACGTCTAGATGAGTTGGGCCCTGACTGGCAACAACGCATCGGTGCACCCGCACTCGTTACCCATACGGGTAATGTGATCAACAAGACATCGAGTGACTGGAAGAACCTGATGGGCAACATCAAAAAACACTCTGGTCGAGGAAACAACATCAAAACATGAGTCAAATAAAACGACTTCGTATCGATCATCTCTTGACATACGACCCCATAACCGAAAATCAAAGAACTGCATACGATGCTTGGGAAGAAGGTGATCACCTTGTTCTTTGTGGATCTGCTGGTACGGGCAAGACTTTTGTGGGGATGTATCTGGCGTTACAGGATGTGCTGGATAAGTCCTTTCCACAAGAGAAACTTATTATCGTGAGAAGTGTGGTTCCCACCAGAGAGATGGGTTATCTGCCTGGCTCTATCGAAGAGAAGGTTGATGCATATACCACACCGTACCGTGCGACTGCGACTGGACTTTTCAATGAAACTGGCGCATATGATGTGCTAGAGAAACAAGGTGTCATCAACTTTATGTCCACCTCATTCATACGAGGCGTGACTCTGGATGAGTGTATCATCTTGGTTGATGAAATGCAGAACCTTACATATCACGAGTTGGACTCTATAATTACACGAGTAGGACGTAACAGCCGTATCATCTTCAGTGGTGATTACTACCAGTCCGACTTGATAAAAGAATCAGACAAGAAAGGTATTCTAGACTTCATGAATATCATAAAGATGATGAACAACTTCACCACTGTTGAATTTGGTTGGCCGGACATCGTGAGGTCTGATTTTGTCCGAGACTATATAATGACTAAAGAGATGGTAGAAAGAGGAAACCTAACATGAATAGAGAATCTGTATTTGAACAATTAAAGATTGACGAAGGCGTAGTATACGAAATCTACGAAGATCACCTTGGATACCCTACTTTTGGAGTGGGGCACTTGGTGTTGGAATCTGATCCAGAACACGGACAAGAAGTCGGGACTCCTGTCTCTGAAGAGAGAGTGCGAGAGTGCTTTGAACGTGATCTTGACACAGCAATTAATGAGTGTGTTACTCTATACGGAGATGATTGGGAAGGGTTCCCTGGCGAGGTTCAGGAAGTCTTGGTCAATATGTTGTTCAATCTTGGGCGACCACGCTTGAGTAAATTCAAGAATTTTAACGCTAAACTTATTGAAGGTGATTATGCAGGTGCCGCACCCGAAGGATTAGATTCACTTTGGGCTAGACAGGTTGGCCCACGTGCAGACAGACTAATGAAAAGACTCGAAGAAGTCTGATAGAATGAAGAACATAATCTTTCAATACATGGTCACCAACGAGGACACCGACTCGCGAGGCAAGGTTCCCGAGTATAAAGCCGGGGATGGTGATAGGGTAGAACTGTATCGAAAGACAGCAGACCTATCAGCTGAATCCTTTCGCATCTATGCGGAGAAGATTGGTGCAACTCATCACTACTCTAAGAAGCAGGTATATACAGCAGGTAAGTCTGGCAGCACGGTTCTGTTGTTTGAGTGTCTGAGGTGCATTTACGACGAGATGTACGATGAGTTTGATCAACTCTTATTTGTCGATACTGACATCATCGCCAACACCGAAGAGAACATCTTTGAACTTGCGGGCGACTATGATGTCTGTGGAGTCTATGAGTCAGATATTCGTTCTGATACCGATGGTGGTTACAACTCGTGGGACTACGACGATAAAAAACGAATCCTGATCGAAGAGAAGTATGCCCGTCACGGTATACCAGTAGTGCCCACAAGCCCTCCACAGAGACCCTCCAGCATCGCAACACTCAATACTGGGGTTCTGATATGGTCTAGGGATGCACGACTCCGTGCCAGAGAAGTCTTTGATCCGTGGTATGACTATGTCTTGGATGGTATCGAACACGATACTCCGTTCTGGTTGAACAACGACCAGCCTTGGATATCTGGTCAACTGGTCAAACACGGGTTTTCGGTTCTGGGTCTTGATCAGACATGGAATGATACCCCTACTCACTATCGCGACTGGCATGGGGACTATGGTGAAGGTGCTATGAGTGCCTACGACAAGTGGAAGAACCAAAACTTCCTTCACTATACAGGTGGTGGAAATAAGGTTGAGATGTTGAGGCATCACCAAATGGATCTATTTAAGTACGTATAATCACTTGACAAATCCTGTTGTTGTTGTTATAATAGTAATATAATCAAGAAATAAGGAGTAAAAGTGCTAGATCAGTACCATAAAGTCATCTTGACCGATGCGGATGGTGTACTGTTGAACTGGGGATACGCATTCGATGTCTGGATGACCGAGAAAGGTTATAAGGTTATCAACAAGAATGCATACGGTATTCACGAGATTTTTGATGGACTCAGCAAGCCAGAGTCCAAGAGACTGATTCGAGAGTTTAACGAGAGTGCAGCGGTCGGTTTCATCCCACCTCTACGAGACGCAATCCAATACGTGAGGAAACTTCACGAAGAACACGGATATGTCTTTCACCTTATCACGAGTCTGAGTAAGAACGAGAACGCACAGAAGTTACGAACCATGAACATCAAGAAGTTGTTTGGTGAGACTGCGTTTGAGAAGTTCATCTACCTTGATACGGGTGCTGACAAGGACGAAGTTCTGAAGCAGTACGAAGGTACGGGATATACTTGGGTCGAAGACAAGGTTGAGAATGCAGACGCTGGAGACCGAATCGGTCTGGACTCTATTGTCATGGAACACGGTTACAACATGGAATGTGAGAAGTACCCTTTGATGAAGGGTTGGAAAAATGTTTACGAATACCTAGTTGGTTGATGTATACATACTTACATGAGATATGTAGGTTTTTCAGAGTTTTTCCATGACGCGAGTCTTGCCATCGTCAACGAGGATGGCTCGATAGCCTTTGCGTCCCAAGCAGAACGGTACAGTGGTCTGAAGATGGATCACTTGATACCCCCAGAGATGTGGGCGTTTGTAAATAAAGACGATCATGTCACCTATTACGAGGACGCAGATCTTCGTAGGGAAAAGATGGGTGGTATGCGTACCTTCCAAAACAATCCAGACGTTGCTAGAAAGGCAAAACGAGGTTGGATTGATACCGCATACCCCATGCGGAACTCTCTCACCTTTGATGACTTCAACGAACACCACGAGAGTCACTGTGCTCTCGCATTCCTGACTCGTCCATGGGAATCAAAAGAAGACACCGTCATGGTGTCGGTTGACGGTTCCGGTGAACTAGAGTCTCTGGTCATCAAAGACCACAACTTCAAGACGATCAAACAAATACTGTGGCCTCAATCCTTGGGGTCTATGTACGGAACGGTAACATCTGCTCTAGGATTCAAAGCATTAAGGGATGAATATATTGTCATGGGTCTGGCATCCTACGGCAAGGTAGACAAGACCTTATACGATATCCTCCACAATATGTACTATTGGTTTGAAAGTAAGCATGGTCGTAATGTGAGGCAGATAGTAGACTTTGAGGGACACTGTATTGCGGAGAGTGCCTTGTCTGCAAAGTATGTTGACTATGAGAACAAGATCCTGAAACGAATCAAGGGTATATCCGAAGAAGATGCCAGTGCGACTATACAGAAGTTTTTTGAGGACGAAGTACTCAAGGTGATGAAGGAGGCCCGCAAGTACGGTTCCAAACTCGTCTACAGCGGTGGGTGTGCACAGAACGTGACCGCGAACTCTAAGATCTACGAACTGTTCGATGACATGCATATCGCTATTGCACCAAATGATGCGGGTAACGCATTAGGGTGTGCCCTGTACTCGTGGCACAAGGCCACGGGCGGGGACAATGTAAAGTGTACTCCATACCTTGGTCACAACATTGATCGTCCCATAGACCCTAAGATGGTGGCACAGTACCTTGTTGATATCAAGATATGTGGTGTTGCGAATGGTCGTGCAGAGTACGGCCCTCGTGCACTGGGTAATCGTTCTCTGTTAGCAGATGTACGATATGATGTAAAGGATACTGTCAATACAATCAAACGTAGACACAAGTTTAGACCCTTTGCACCCGCTATCCTTTCTGAGTACGCTGACGAGTATTTTGAAGGGCCTATGAACGAGTATATGCAATACACCGCAAAGGCGAAACACGACTACTCGTCCGTCACCCACGTAGATGGTACAGCACGGGTACAACTGGTCAAACCTGACTGTGAGTCTGTCCTACGTCCGATTCTAGAGGAGTACTACGAGTTGACGGGTGTTCCTATGTTGTTGAATACCTCTCTGAACATACGCAACAGACCGATGGTGAACACTATAGAAGATGCCGAAGAGTGGGAACGTAAGTACAATGTAAAGGTATTCTAATGGCTGAGTGGGTAAAGACCTATGACTTGAAGGGGCGCTCCTTTGAAGAAGATAAGGAAAAGATCCTCAGACACGTAGAGGACATAAAGCGTAATCATGACACTAGGTTCGCAAAGATGTCTAATTCCGATTACAAGTTACACAGGGATGTCAGTCGAACAACTTATGAACCCATCGTAAGTAGAATGGTGAGACCCGCATTAGAAAACTACATGCGCCAGTACCACTGTGAGATCTTGGATATAAAACGAGTATGGTTTGCCGAGTATTTCAATGGGGCAGACTTTGGATGGCATACACACGAAGGATGTAACTTATCTGCTGTCCTACATATAGTATGTGAAGAAGAATATGCCACAGAATTACTTGGGTATAAACATAGAATGGGAGAAGGAGATTTCATAATCTTTCCTGCTATGTTACCCCACAGAGGAAAACCCGTCCACCGAGGACGCAAACTTGTGATAGGTTTCAATATCGATATGGCAGGAAGCACACTAAACAAGCCAGGAGAATAAAATGGGCGAAGACATTGCGAAGAGTGGACATCACCCCGCTGACACAAACGGTGATGGTAAAGTAACAGAAGAAGAACAACAAATGTACCTTGAGTTCAGACGCAAAGAACTTGAGGATGCGGATGCAATGCGTGACGCACAACGCAATATGGCGTGGTACTCACTCGCTGGTATGTTATTGTATCCCTTTGGAGTATTCCTGACTGTTTTCTTTGGTCTGGAAAAAGCAGCCGAGATCATTGGGGATATTGCGTCGGTCTACTTTGTATCCGTTGCTGCCATCGTCGCAGCCTTCTTTGGTGCACAGGCATACCAGAAACCTAAGTAATGGAAAGGATTCGGTGGCGTGGGACATGGGGAGTCGGTGATGCTATGCACGCTCTCAATGTCTGTCACAACTATTCTTTTGTAAACAAGACAAAGGTTCATCTTGAGATGCACTGGGAACATGGTGAGGATTATCTTCACCACCCAGATGACCCTGAGACTATCATCCAGCGCATGGAGTGGATTCATAACCAATATCATCGTCAAGATGATGTTACACTCACCCATGTCTATGAGTCGGATCTATTTGAACACGGGAACGTAAACCCCAACAAAAAGAAACACCGCTTCTACTTTGACTCTAACGCATGGAAACCAACTGACGCACCACACGCTGACTGGATCTTCAAGCCTGAGGTCTTTGTTCCAAAGAGAAAGAAGATCGTGGTGTGGACACCAACATACAATAGTGAACCGCCAAGAAGATGGAAAAGGTTCTTGACAAATGATGATTGGTATGATATAATAAGCTTGCTGCGCTGGGAGGGTTGGATACTAGTTGAATTGACCTATAGAACACCTATCAAAGATGCCTTCAAACAGATACAAGAAGCAGATTTCATTGTCTGTTACGATGGCATGTGGCACTACATCACAAGGAATTTTGCAAAACCATTATTCATTCCTTCGTGGGAAGGTATCACAAGCTACCATACTCCACAAGTAGTTCGGAAACCTAATCGTCATCAGACTATGGAGTTCTTTGCTGATGGAGGAGAAGGGTTCACACCTAATCTAACTGAAATGAAAGTCAGAGCAAAAGAATATATAGACCTATTACAAAGGCGGTATTACAAATGAACATAGACCGTGCGGTCATTGAGATTAACGGTGGGTGCAACTACTCGTGTACTATGTGTCCCCAAGACATGCGTACTGGTGGTAGACATAAAGACTTTCTCAAGAAGATGTCTTTAGATGAGTTTGAACGCAATGTAGCAGACTGTGCACAACACGGACTAAGGGTAGTCAACCTAGAAGGGAGTGGAGAACCAACACTCAATAGGAACCTACCTGAGTACATTAAGATTGTAAAGAAGTATGGTGCCAAGGCATTCATGTTCTCGAATGGGTTTCGTATGCGTGGACAGTTTATGGCTGACTGTGTGGATGCGGGACTTGACTTCTATCGATTCTCGTTCATTGGGTATAACCCCGCAAAGTATGACGAGTGGATGAACAATACTATTGGGGGCAACTTCAATAACATTGTAGAGAACATACGACAAATGAAAGCGTATGTTGATAAGACTGAGAGTGATTGTGTTGTTGCAACCTATCACTTGATTACCGATAATAACAACCTAGAATCTGAATTGAAACAGTACCGTAAATTAGTCGATGACCTTGGGGTCAAAACTGAGATATGGAAAATGCATAACTGGTCTGGTGTCTACAATATAGGAGACAACCAACGTAATGGTGAGGTAAAGACCTGTGGAAGACCTTTCAGTCCTGATGTTGTTATTCGTGCTGGTGGTAGGGATGGTAAAAGAGGCGCTGTCGCTCCTTGTTGCCAAGTACTCGGACAAGACGAACTGGCCGTCTTGGGACACACTAGCGAAAACACTATCGAAGAGATTTGGTACGGTGAGGAGTACACTAAACTTCGTGATGATCACACTAGTGGAAGCTACCCCGATTATTGCCGTAGTTGCGACTTTCTTCTGGATGATCCAGAAGTCCTAGTGTACACGAATCATGAACGTGATTTGATGAAGATGCATGGTACAGAGTTTGACCTCAACGATTACCGATAACATATGGATGATACAGATGCCTGACAATCAGGTATCTCAACACTATGTAAAACAGGTACTACCAAGTTGGGAATTGCATGGATTTCATGTAAACATGTTTGATGCGGTAACGCCAGAGACTCTACATCTGTACAACGACATACAGATCGATCAGTATCATGGGAAACGTGACTATACTCCTTCAGAGATGGGGTGTTGGTATAGTCACTATCTTCTCTGGGAGAAGTGCGTTGAGGAGGACAGGCCTATCACGGTGATAGAACATGACACCGAGTGTCTGACCTCCGAGATGCCTATCATTGCTCCCTACTTCTCTATCTGTCAGTTTCAAAACGACGATGAGTTTCACAACTACTGCGATAGGTTCAAGGGTCATCCGTACTGGTGGCATCTAAAACTCTGTCCCATCACATCAGCATACTATATCGAACCCGATGTGGCGGAGGAGTTGCTTCTCGAATGTGTGACCGAAGTCCACACTAGATACATTGATGATATAATGTTTGATAAACTGGACAGAGACTTGAACCTGATTACAAAGTATTGCAGACCAGTCTACGATCAGACCATTGGTGGTACTGTAGGTCACTGATGCGTATCGCTGTGCTTGTGAATGGGATATATCCATCAGAGATACCTCCATGGATGTTGATGGAATGTCATCAGAGGCTGCAGCGAGCCTTCGAGGGGTGTGACTTCTATTATCAGATGTGGGACACCGATGATAATAGGCACAGAATCAATACTTCTGAATTTCCTTATCCTGAACAGATTTTTTGGACAATACAACCTAAAATTGATTACAATCCATATGTGTTGGCTATAGAGGATAATATTCTACCTGAGAAATTCATAGATCAATATAATAAAAATGATGGGAAGTTCTTGAGAATTTACCTCAATCGCACGGCACAACACTTGGGGTTCCAGAACCTTTGGCAATCTCTCACCGAAGACTATGATTACTACTATCGTGTTCGCTGGGATACTTGGATCAGTAACAAGTTTGATCTAAAAAAATCACTTGACTTAGTAGACCAAGGTGTGGTAGGATATAACATCAGTGTAGAGAATGGAAGTTTATACGCTGGCCAACTTGGTATGTGGGATCTTAGATATGATCGAACTCGTAGAATGCGTGAGATTACGAGAGACATGTGTGAGTCCGGCAAATACACTTTGGTAGAGAACGATGACGAGGTTCTGGGATACAGGTACGATAACTTCCTATCGGATTTCTGTATAGGGTTTAAGCGCAGTGACTATGAGGGTAATGCTCTTGAATTATCATCACAGAAAAAATTATATCCATCAGAGTGGGGATGGCATCAATTGTTGGCAGGTAAACGCAGACACATAAATGTAAATGGTCTTGCCGCAATTGTTCGTATCATAGACCCATCACTACGAACATTTCTGAACGTAACAAACCAAAAAGTTGAATTCCAATGAAACGAATGATATTCCAAGTGGCGGTAGGCAAACCGTCCAAATTATACGATCACTGCATTAGGTCGGTATCGGACTACTGTGACAAATATGATATCAAACATATCGTATTGTCTCAACCTAAACTGCGAATCAAACCTGACATCTTTTCCAGTGGCCGTAGTGAAGAGTCCTACATGAAGTATGGTGGATACCTTCCTATCTACGAGAAGGAGAATGCGTTTGAGTTTCTAGATGACTATGATCAGATTGCAATCGTGGATGCAGACATCTACATCCGTCCAGACTCACCGAACATCTTTGAGGAGTTTGGAACGGATCATGCCTTTGGTGCAGTGGCTGAACGTGAGATGGACTGTGAAACGTGGTATGTCCAAAAAATCAAGAACTACTCTCGTATGCAATACGGTCAACTGCATTCTAATGCACTTGATTTCAAACCAAGTAGTACTCACGGATTTGAGTTCTTCAATATGGGTCTGATACTGTTGAACAGCAAGTTATTCAAACCCTATCTAAAGGGACAGACTCCTCATGATTTTCTGATGCGTATGGAGTTCAAGGACTTTGTTGATGGTGTTGGCACCTACAAGTGGAGTACTGATCAGACTCTTCTGAACTACTTTCTGAAGAAGTACAAGATCCCAACCAAACACATGAATAACAGATGGAATGGCCTGTTCAGTGCCGTACAGAACCTCAAGGATTGTCACTTTGTGCACTTCTTTCTGAAAGACAAACTACCGGCTCGGGGAGAAAACGTCAAGGAGTTGATGAAACAAATCGTATAAATAGTTATGGTTATATCAATAGAGTGAATAGGAGAAACCTATGTTAGACCCAAAAGAGTTTGTAAAGAATATCCGTGAGGATAATGAAGCACTGTTTGAAGCATCCAAGATGAATGTCGAGGCATACTTCAAGAGTGACCTCTCTAAAAAGGAGATGGTAGATCACTTCGTTGGCCGTATGGTCAATGAACGTATGAACATGACCGAGATCTCTCAGCGTGTTGCCAACGCACCAGATGACATGTCAGCAAAGGAACTTATGTTGTTGACTCGTCAGGCAAATGATGAGGCAAAACACTTCCGTATGGTGAAGGAAGTCATCGAACACATCTCCGGTGAAGAGGTAGACGTAGAGGCAGAACTTGCCCGTGAACGTGAACTCAATACCGCGAAGGGTGCTGTACTGTTGGAGGAACTCAACTGTGCAGAAGACGAAGCCGCACTAGCAGCATACCAACTGGTCGCTGAAGGTCGCGCTGAGGCAGTCTGGGATCAGATGGCAGATACCATTGAGGACAACTTTATCTCTACTCGTTATCGAACCATTGCGCGAGATGAGGGGTTCCATTCCAGTATTGGTGGTTGGAAACTAGAACAGTTAGCAACGACTAAAGCTGTACAGGATCGTGTCATGAAATTGGTCGAGAAGATTCGTCATGACATGTTTGAGATCAACTGTCGAAACACGACTGACACTCCTGCTGCACGACAACTCGTGCACGAGTCATACGGCTGGTAAATGAAGATTGGACTCTCTCAACGAGTCCTCACGCACAACGGAATAGTTCATGACTCACTGGAACGGAACTGGTATCGGTTCTTGTCGGGTCATGAACTCCTTCCTATCCCAAACTGTCGTGAAGACTTAGATTATGAAACTCTCGCAGATTCCCTAGACCTTCTCATTCTTACTGGTGGCGGCAACGAAGAGATTCGTGTCACCACAGAGATCTATCTTGCCACTGAGATGGTCAAGCTCGGGAAACCTATTCTTGGTGTGTGTCACGGGGCATTTCTACTTACAGAAATCCTTGGTGGTCGTACCGGAGAAAAACAAGACCACATGATGGTTGATCATCTCGTGTACAATAACGGATCACCCTATACGGTGAACAGTTATCATAATATTTTTGTTGCCAAACCACCCCCAGATAGTGTAGTATTATGTACTGATGAAGATGGAGATGTTGAGTCGTGGTATAAAGGCAACATCTGCGCTATTGTTTGGCATCCCGAAAGAATGTTGATGCCGTATGTACCAAGTGAAATTATGGAGGCTACTTGCCTAAAAAATTAGTTATTTTGACCGGCCCACAGGGATCGGGTAATCATCTATTCAGTAAGATCTTTAGTTACCATCCAGACGTACATGGATGGGACTTCGGTGACAAGTATTGGATACCCAGTGACGAGGAACCCTTTGCTGAGTGTTGGGTCAATCCTGAGAAGACATCGGAGATGCTGACCGAGGATCTTATGGTCGCGAATGTCAGTGTGCCATTTGTCTATGATGGTGTCAAGCAAGTACCAAAACTACAGGAGGTGATCTACGAGGCGCAGGATGCTGGGTATGTCGTTACGGTCTGTGTTGTGGTACGAGAACAGAACATCAACATGGAACAACAGAAACGAGTGAGGAAGGAGATAACTCTTCCGACTGCACTTGAGTACTATCAGAATCTAAAACCAAGATGGGCCCGCGCCAATCCGTGGAATCTTGAGTTTGTCTCACACGAATCCCTGTACCTATATAAAGGTATGTACTTGAAGTGGTTGTCCGAGAAGATAGGATTCCCTATCGCCTATGACGATCCACGAGTAGAAAGAGACTTGTCGGATAATCAGAATGCCAAGTACGTGAATCACGTACAGCAACACTGGTTGGATCAACAGGTATGGAACGGACTGAGGCCTAAAAGTGAAAGGTAACTATCTACTGATGACGGGTGCGCCAGGCAGTCGATGGTCTGGTGTCGCGAACAATATATGGAAGTCCTTTGACATCGACCAATCGGACTATTCTCCTGAAAGGACTTACTCTCATAACAAGACTAGGTTACACAGTGGCGCATACTTCGATCCTATGATGGAGTTTGAGTTCGAGGTCTCGAACTGGGACAAACCATTTGATAATAAAGGCCTTTTAGAAAGCTTTCTAAGTGCGTCCCAAGGTGTTCGTCTGATCAAGTCTCACACTCTTGCTACCCAGCTGGAAAACTACAAGAAGTATCCCATCATCATGGTCTATCGTAATGATTATGAGTGTTGGGAATGGTGGAACGAGTGTGGTGGGTTTGATATTCCGTATCCCAAGTACGACTGGTATAAGAATCAGGACAACATGTTTCTACAGATCCAACGGCAGAATCAGGACATAATGACCTTCATATATAAAAACAGGGATAGAGTCACTAGATGTTCGAGTAACCTAGAAGTGCTTGATTTACTAGGACTAGATAAATCGGTTGACCTAGATGATTATGCCAGTAAGGATGTGAGTGTGTATGTTTACTTATGATAGAGAGTGGTTGCACGACTACTTCACCTACGACTGGCCGTCATCTAGAACGGCAGGATTTGACCGATACTACTGGACTGGGTTTCGACTGATCGAAGAGATTCGAGAAGGTGAGACGGTTCTTGATGTTGGATGTGGTATCAACCCATTGAAGCGACACATACCCAATCTGCACGGTATTGACATCACCAATATTGGGAGTGATGAACAGGTTGCGATTGAAGACTTCGAGACTGATGAGTGGTCGAAGTATGATGTTGCGCTGGCTCTGGGATCACTGAACTTCGGTGACTACAATGTAATCGAAACACAAGTTGAGTCTATGACGAATGCACTCAAACCGGAGTCCCGTATCTACTGGAGGTGCAATCCGGGCCACAGAGATCATGGCAATAACAATGTCGGTAAAGTGCCATTTTTTAATTGGACATTAAGAAATCACCTTGACTTATCTGAGCAATTCGGGTATAATATAACAGAATTCATGCCTGATCAAAATAGATTCTATGTAAAATGGGAAAGAAAAAGTGAGTTATAGAATCGTTGAGAAAGAGAATTGTTATGGTGAATCTAGGTTTTACGTCCAACAGAAGGGTTTGTTATGGGGGTGGAACTATGTTAGTGATCTCCATGATATGGTAATCAGATTTGAAACCAAAGAGCTTGCTTTGAAATCTATCAAAGCATGGAATGGTTACAAATACAATAAGATCGTCAATATTACAGAGGTAGGATGAAAATATTCGTGCACATCCCCAAGAATGGTGGGATGACTATTAGACGCAATCCAGATTTGCGAAGTAAGTGCTTGATTGCGACACCAGATAATCACATCAGCCCTCGTTACACCAAAGAAATGCATCAAGTCATGAAAGAGAATGGTGAGCACGAGGGCAACGAACACGCAAGGTGGAGAGACTGGAACAAGGATATTCGAGAAAACAATCGTGCCTTTGCTATTGTTCGCAATCCGTGGAGTCGGGTGGTGTCTCGATATGAGTTTGCGAGGAAAGTAATCTATAGGGAGAAAGAGTCTGATCATTACGGTGAAGAAGACTACATCGATTGTTCTTCCTTTGAAGCCTTCCTTGAGACCCGACATGAGTGGGGCGGTAAGGAGTTCTTCTGGCATCGTGCAATCCGTGGTTGGTATCCTGCCTTCGATTATGTCTCGGATGAGGATGGTAAAGTGAGGTGTGATACCCTTCGCTTTGAACACTATAGTGATGATATCAAACTGTATCTGGGCGTACTCTTCAATCCACAACCTCGAAATGTAACGGGTTATAAACAGTCTACATACAAAGACTATTATACGGATAAAACTGCTCAGATTGTCGCTGACTGGTATCAGAAAGATATTGATCATTGGGGATTTGATTTTGATACAGCGGCGAAGAGGAACTACTGGAAATGATGGGGACACAAGTCAATCGGGATGCTCGAAACATCATGGGTCTAATTAAAAAGGACTCGGTTGGAGCTGAAATTGGAGTTTGGTACGGGAACTCCTCTAAGGAATTTTTGAAACGGGGTGTAAAGGAACTTCATCTAATTGACGCATGGAGCATCGAACCGTACAAAGAATCCGACGAACACGGCACATACGAAAACTATCTTGAACGATATTCAAAGATGTGTGGTGGTGGCACAGAGAAAGACTTTCAACAATATTACGATAGGGTCTATGAAGAGGTCAATACCGGCCTCGGGTCAGATAAACGAGTAACCATCTACAGGATGAGTTCTGATGAATGGTTCGAGACTTTCACTGAAAGAAAGTTGGATTGGATCTATGTTGATGGTGATCACTCGTATGACGGGTGCTTGCGTGACTTGCGTAACGCACTGAAGGTTGTGAAGTGGGGTGGACTCATACTTGGAGATGACTACAAGTGGGGTGATACACGTTGGGGCAAAGATGGTGTGACTCGAGCTGTAGATGAGTTCTGTAGGACTGAAGGTCTGTTTAAGAAGCGTCACGGCGACATTCAATTCAGTATAGGAGTATAACGTGCATCCATCATCAATCGCAAACATGAAGAAGTGTCGAGAACACTTGAAGAATGAGATCAACAAAGATATTAGGGTGCTTGATGTTGGTGGACGGGCTTTAGTTTTCGAGAAAGACAGATCTTATCGCCCTATCTGGGAAGATGTCGCATCAGAGTATCTGATCGCAGATCTGGAGGCGGGTGTCAATGTAGATCTGCCTATGCCAGGCCCGTACACAATCCCATTGGAAGACGAGACTGTTGATTTAGCTGTAAGTGGACAGACTCTTGAACACGTAAAGAATCCCTTTCGCAGTGTCGCTGAGATGACACGAGTTCTCAAGACGGGTTGTCACATCATTCTGATCGCACCGTCTACTGGCCCGAGACATGACAGTATCGATTGCTGGAGGTTCATGGATGACTCTTTCAAAGCAATTGCAGAGGAGTGTGGTCTGAAAGTGGTACTAGATTACATAGATAATGGCAAATGGGAACAACGATCCGCACGATGGAAGGATCATGTATTTATAGGTAAGAAACGATGATTAAACTGGTTCTGTTTGATTTAGACGGTGTTCTGGTTGACACCAAGAAAATTCATTTTGAAGCATTGAACCACGCATTGGTTGAAAATGGTTATAGTGAATTGGATGAACATGAACATACCATCAAGTATGACGGTCTGACTACCAAGCGGAAGTTGGATATGATGGGTATTCCAGATGATATGCAAGATAAGATCTTCACTGACAAACAAAACTATACGTGGGTTGCACTACGTTACGTGAAGCGCAATGAGGATATCTTAGATCTGTTTTTGCAACTGCAAGAAGAAGGATATAAGATTGGGGTGTGTTCAAATGCCATCGAAAAGACTGTTGACCACATACTGGATCGAATGTTATTGTCCCCTTACTTGTCTGTAAAATTGTCAAGTGCTGATGTATCGAACCCCAAACCTCATCCAGAGATCTACTGGGAAGCGATGTCTAGAGCCGGGGTTCTACCTGAAGAAACGGTCATCATCGAAGACTCACCAACGGGTCTGGAGTCTGCATATCTCTCTGGAGCAAATGTCATCCGAGTATCATCGTCCGAAGAGGTTGACATCTTTCTGGTAGATAAGATCAAGGCGGATCGAATCATCAAACCAAAATGGAAGGATGAGAAACTAAATGTTCTGATACCTATGGCGGGTGCGGGTAGTCGGTTTGCTGATGCAGGATATACCTTTCCTAAACCACTGATTGATGTCAACGGTAAACCTATGATTCAGACAGTGGTTGATAACATCGGTATGGATGCCAACTACATCTTCGTAGTGCAGAAAGAACACCGTGAGAAGTACAACCTAGATTCCATGTTGGGATTGATCGCACCCAACTGCAAACTTGTAGAGGTTGACGGTGTCACAGAAGGGGCTGCATGTACGACTCTGCTTGCAAAAGAATACATTGACAACGATAACCCGTTGTTCATCGCCAACTCTGACCAGTATGCTGATTGGAGTTCTCTGGACTTCATGTACAAAATGAATGAATACAATGCGGATGGTGGTATTGTTACTTTCAA